GGATTGACCGCATCGCGCAGCCGCTCCACCCGTTCCCGCAGGAAGAACAGCATGGCGTTGTTGTCGTTCTCGCTGACCCCATCCGGGCCGCCGTCGAACACGTTGCGGATCGGGTCGATCACCAGCACGTCGAGCCCGCCTTCGGCCGCGGCACGCTTGAGCGCCTGGGTGACCCGGGCGACGCCTTCGTCGTTCAACACCAGCCGCAGTTGCGGCGTGACCAGCAGATTGTCGGCGGCGCGTTGGCTCACCGGCTCGGGCAGGCCCATCGACTGAATGCGCTCGCGCAGGTAGTGGTATTGCACCTCGGCTTGCAGATAGAAGATCCGCAGTGGCCGAGAGGGCGTCAGATCCAGGAAGGGTTCCCCGGCCGCCATGTGGGTCAGCCAGGAGAGCAGGAAATCGCTCTTGCCCACTTTGGGCGCGCCGCCGAAGACGATCATCCCGCCCGGCGTCAACACGCGCGGGGCGATCAGGTCGTCCGGCATGGGGGACCGATCATCCAACAGGTGGCCCAGCGAAAAGACCGGCAGGCCGGCATCCGCCTTGACCAGCGTGCGCGGTGCTTCGCGGAGCAAGGCCCAGACATCCAGACCCTCTTCGACGGCATCGAAGGCGTCCCATTTCTCGGGCTTGTCCGCAGGCACCTGCAACACGGCCACGTCACTGGCGCCCGCCGCGGCGATGGCCCCGGCGGCGCGCTCGGCGTACTCACGGCCGGCGGCATCGTTGTCCGGCCAGATCAGCACCTGCTTACCCTGCAGGGGCGACCAGTCGGTTTTGTCCACCGGTGCCTTGGCGCCGTTCATGGCGGTGGTGGCCGCCAGCCCTTCCCTAATAAGCGCATCGGCGGCCTTTTCGCCTTCCACGAGCACCACCTGCCGGGCACCCTTGAGCTGGGGCAGGTTGTAGAGCGGCCGGGGGTCGGGTGCCCGCATGGCGCGGGCGGCGACGTCCCAGGGCCGGTACTCCTTACCGGTGGGTGTGTCGTAGCGGTAGACGCAGGCGATCAGCCGGCCCTCGGCATCGCGGTAGTCCCACTTGGCGGTCGCCGGCCCCAGCTCATCCATCGCCGGCGCCTTGCTCCGGGCGCGGGGCAGCGGCTGGGACGGCACCCCCAGCCAATCGGCCACTGCGGCCATCAGCTGCGGAAAGTCCCGCGGCGAGTCCAGTCCCTGCACGTGCGCCCAGGCCTGCAGGATGTCCCCGCCCTCGCCGGTGGCGAAGTCGATCCACATGCCGGCGCGCTCGCCCTCCAGCTCAACCACCAGGCTGCGCCCGGGATTGCCCTGCAGGTCACCGACGACGAACTGTTTGCCACGGATCTTGCCGGCCGGGAACAGGTACGCCAGGGCCGCCGGCAGCCGCGCCAGCAGTTGGGCCTTGAGGTCCCGTGCGTCGTGGCCGAGGTGGACGGGCGCGCCCTGATCGGGTGCGTCGTTGAAGTCCAGCCATACGATGTTATCCGCCATCATGCCCGCCCTCCCCAGCAGCGATCCTGCCAGGGGCAGCGACGGCACTCCTGGTGACTGGGATCCCGGCTGATGCGTGGCAGCAGCTCGTGGGCATCGCAGGCCTGAAGCACCCGCACGCCACGATCCGAGGCCTGCTGGGCCAGCGCGCCGTCGAAGGGCACACACTCGAAGTGGATCTCCGCCGTGTCCTTGTTGATGGCGGTGAACAGTGCCGGATTGCGGCTGATCCCCGGGATCTGCGGCTCCAGGTAGGCCTGGTAGAGTGCGATTTGCGCGGCGTAGACGGGTTTGGCCAGGGTGACACCGCGCTTCACCACCTCCTTCCACGACCGGGCGTTGAGCGACTTGCACTCCCACAGGGCGGGATAGCTCAATCCCGCCGACTCCGGTCCGCCGGCGAGCACACCATCGACGTGTCCGCGCAGCCGACCACTGACGGCGGAGAAGCCGTATTGCTCGCCGCGGCTGGTCTCCGTGTAGAGCTCGAAGCCCGCCGCCCGCAACCAATCGATCGCCAACGTCTCGAAGACGTGGCCGGCGGCGAAGATACGCAAGGTGCGCCCCGCCAGGCTGCGGCCCTCGTCGACCGGCACCCGCAGGTACTCGTATTGCAGCGCCCGTTCGCAGGCGACGCCCAGACGCGATGCGCCAAGGTAGTCCCGGGGAGGCCGGGCCTGGGCCTCGGTCTGCAGGGCGACATCGATCCGCCCGGTGAGACTTTCCGACAAGGTGGGTCTGTGATTGAAGTCCAGCATCAGAACGGCACCTCGTCTTTGTAGAGCTCTTGCAGCGTCCGGTGATAGGCCTCGAGAATGGTGTCCACCAGCCCCAGGATCTCGGCCTTGCTGTACTGCCCCAGTCCTTTGTCCATGCCGACCTGCATCACGTAGTCGCCCAGCGGCCCGAGCACGGACTCGGCGGCCTTCTGTTCCAGATCGGTCCGGTTCATCGCCACCCCCTTGCGCTGCAGCTGGTAGTAGAGGTCCTGACAATCGCGGGAGCAGAAGCGGCGGAAACTGGCCCGACGCCGTTCGGGAGGCTGCTCGCGATTCGGGTCGAGCCAGCAGAAGCCGCGGGGCGGACGGTGGCAGACGGCGCAACGGTAATACAGATGATCTCGCACATCCCTGTGCTCGCCCCCTTTGGGGTCGCCTGCGGCGCTCCAAATCGCCTGTCCTGTCGATTTGTCATGCCGCCTCCTTCCGCTCTGCCACGGCGAAGATCCGCGACTGGATCTCGCGCTTGTTGAACTGGAAGGCCAGCAGACAGGACGCCTGATAGCGGGTGAGCCCGAAATCCTGGCGGTAGGCGGGCGGCAGATAGCGCAACTGAGCCGCCGAGGCCGGCTGGTTGAGCCAGGTGCGGGACTTGCGCGCGGTGTCCTCCGACTCGTGCTCGTTGAGCCAGTCGTCGGCCGCCGCCAGGCAGACGGTGCGCTCACCCGCCGCCAGCAAGCGGGTGGTCAGCCCCTTGCCGCCGCCGACGCCGTACCACTGCCCGCTCAGGAAGAACACGCCCGCCCAGGCCTCGAAGCCGGTCGCCATCAGCGCCGCGTCGTCACCGAACAGATCGCACCAGCGGAAGGAGGAGCGCTTGAGCAGGTCGATCTCGGACATCACGAAGTCGGTCAGATCGACCCTGCCCTCCGACTCCGAGCGCTCCCAGACGTGGCCGCACAGTGAGCACTCCCGGCAGGCGACCGGAACCAGAGCACCGCACTCCGGACACTCCTTCCGCGGGGCCTCACCGGAACCCTCGTGTCCGTCCAGGTTGACGTCCTGCTCCAGCGAGCCGTGCAGCAGGGTGCTGGTGCCGAAATCGAGCACGATGCAGTCGGACTTGTTCACGCCCGGGTATTCGTTGGGGTCGACCGTGCGCAGACCGCGGCCGATCATCTGGATCAGGGTGGACTTGAAGGAACTGGGGCGCAGCAGCACCACACAGCTGGTGGGTGGGTGGTCCCATCCCTCGGTCAGCACCGCCACGTTGACGACGACCTGGGATTCGCCCGTTTCGAACCGTGCCAGTGCCGCCTGTCTCGCTTCCGGCGTCAGGTCGCCGTGGATCAGCTCGGCGCCGATGCCGGCTGCGGTGAACGCCTCGGCCACGCTGCGCGCATGGCTGACCGTGGAGCAGAACACCACCGTCGGGCGACCGCTGGCCTTCTCCCGCCAGTGGCGGATCACCGCCTCGGTGATCGGCGCCTTGTTCATGATGGCTTCCACGGCCGTCATGTCGAAGTCGTCGGCGGTGCGCTTGACCTGGGACAGCTCATTCTGCGTGCCCACGTCGACCACGAAGGTGCGCGGCGGCACCAGGTGTCCCGACTGGATCAGCTCGGCCAGGGTGATCTGGTCGGCGACGTTGCTGAACACCGGGCGCAGCCCCTTGCGATCACCCCGGTTGGGAGTGGCCGTCACCCCGAAGATGGCCACCTCCGGATTGCGTTCGCGCACACGATCGATGATGCGCCGGTAGATGGGTGCCGCGGCGTGGTGCGCCTCGTCCACCACCAGCAGATCCAGCG